GACGGGAAATTTTTACATGCTTCTACAAGACCAACTACTGGTACAAAATGTACTATTAGTTTTAATTTCCTGCCATAAAAATGTTGACAACTTTTAATAATGAAAGTATACTAATAATATGCAAGAAAGATATTACGCATACATGCAACGCAGAATGAGAGAAGAGGATAGAATGGATAACGCAGAACGCAGTATTTGGGTAACTTTTAGTAAAGAAGGTGTACATATGTACCCTGGCGCAGATACTGATCCTAAACTAGCAACTGGCGATTGGGATGATGTATCATTCCTAGGTGTTCCACATCGTCATATCTTTCACTTTAAAGTACGCATCGAAGTGTTTCACAACGATCGCGATATTGAATTCATTCAGTTTAAACGCTGGATGCAACGACTCTATGACGTTGAAGGCGTACTAGAGTTAAATCACAAGTCATGTGAAATGATTGCAGATGACTTGTACTTAGAAATATCTCGCAAATATCCAGGCCGGTTTGTAGAGATTAGTGTCGCTGAAGACAATGAAAACGGCTGTTCTATTTTTTACCCTAAGTCATAATAAGAGGAATTAATCCAATGACTATTAAAAACCCAACTGTAAACAAGATCTTTAATGACTTGGATACATATCGTAACTATTGTCGTTCCGAAGGGAAAGTGTTCAACGAGGCAGCACTTTATAAAAAAGATGATCCTAACTGGATTGCCTATCAAAAGTATCAAGGTTGGTTGCGAGCTAAAGCACGTAGCCAGAGTCGTAACAGGAGAAGTTAATGACAATTCATATTGTAGACATTGAAGCTGTAGATACTCGCTACACTAAACAGTGGAAAGATTATTTGCCTCGACAGCTTCAGCGAGCTACAAATGAAAATGTTGTTGTTATCAGCGGCGGAGAAACACCTCAGGCTACAACGCCTGGGGCTTTCTTAAACTTTGGTGGCACTAACGTTTATAAATCAAAACAATTAGAACAAATAGGCGAGATGTTCTGTAAAGGAGAAGTTAAGGATGGAGATTATTTCTTATATACGGATGCGTGGAACCCAACTGTTATCCAGCTTAAATACATGGCTGAGCTCCTGGGTGTTGATATCCGAGTCGGCGGTCTTTGGCATGCTGGTAGTTATGATCCTCATGACTTCTTGGGTCGTCTCATAGGAGATGCGCCTTGGGTAAGACATGCAGAACGTAGTATGTATGAATGCTTTGATCATAACTTTTATGCTACAGACTTTCACATTGATATGTTCTGTGATACTATTTTAGAAAAAGAAAATAATGACCACTGGACAACACAAGAAGCATTAGATTTTGATGACAAAGTACATCGCGTAGGTTGGCCTATGGAGTATCTAAAAGGTAGTTTAGATAGTTACAAAGGTATGGAAAAACGAGACTTGATCTTGTTCCCACATCGTGTTGCTCCTGAGAAACAAGTTGATATCTTTAGAGACCTTCAAACACGTTTGCCGCAATATGAATTTGTAGTATGTCAAGAACGTGAACTTACTAAAAATGAATACCATAATTTGTTAGGTGAAGCAAAGATTGTGTTTAGTGCTAACTTGCAAGAAACACTAGGCATTAGTTGGTATGAAGGAGCTCTAGTTGATGCTATTCCTATGGTGCCTGATAGACTGAGCTACAGTGAAATGGCATTACCTGAGTTTGCATATCCTAGTAAATGGACTGAAGACTACTCTGCATATGTAAAACACAGAGGCGAAGTTGTTGCAAAGATATGTGATTACATGGAAAACTATGATGACTATCTTGTAAGTCTAGACAAACAACGTACAAAGTTAAACAAAGAGTTTTTTAGCGGAGCAGAATTGTATGACACAATCCAAAGACGATAATGACATTGTAATACTTACAGGATCTAGTGAACCGTATAATATTACATTTGATGACAGCATGGTATCAACAACTACAATATCTACTAGTGACTTGACAATTACAGATAGTGATTATACTTTTACTTTAGATGATACTATTAACATTGATAATATTATATCAGGATCAACTGTTAGTACAGGCTTTGGCACCGAATGGATAGATCATTTGCCTGCTATGAGCGTGGTAAAAGATATGTGTCAGCATTATCCTGCACTTGAAAAAGCATTAGAAAATTTTAAAACTGTTTACAAAATGGTCGAACAGGATTACAAAGGGAATCACCAAGATAATGATCTTTTCTAAACTAATGGACAAACTTGGTAGGCGTAGAGTTATTACAGAACGTGATAGCAATGTTCCTTACCTAGTACGATATTATGTGTTTCTAAAGGACAGAAAGAACTTTCCTTTTAACATAACACTACACAAGGTTCTTGTAAGTGATGAACCTGTACTGCATGATCATCCTTGGTCATATGCAACATTTATTATCAAAGGCGGCTACTGGGAAAATACTCCAAACGGACGTTTTTGGAGAGGACCTGGACATTTCCGTTATCGTAAAGCAAATGATACACATTGGTTAGAACTTGGCAAAGATGCAGACGGAAATGAAATACCATGTTGGAGTTTGTTCTTTATGGGCCGTAAAGCAGGTGCTTGGGGATTTTTAAAGAATGGTGTTTGGGTTCACAATAAAGATTACTTAGCAAGAGGCGCAAAAAATGATTAACAAACATTTCTATACATGGCAGGACGTAGAAAAGATGTGTGTACAGATTGTTACACACATGTATGCAGACAACTGGCGTCCTGACTACATTGTAGGCATTACACGAGGTGGCAACATTCCTGCTACTATTTTATCTAATATGTTAGGTGTACGTTGTGAGGCATTGAAAGTAAGTTTGCGGGACGATGAGCAAGGTCCTGAAAGTAACTTTTGGATGGCAGAAGATGCATTTGGTTATGTAAACAAAGAGGAACAAGAGACTCTAAAGTGTCGCTGGGATCCTGCTTTGCGTAAAAACATATTAATTGTAGATGATATTAACGATACTGGTGCTACGTTTAACTGGATCAAACAAGACTGGCAGAGCAGTTGCTTGCCCAACGAAGACAATGCTTGGAATAGTGTTTGGCATCAAAATGTAAAATTTGCTACACTTACTGATAATTTATCAAGTGAATTTTCTGGTACAGTGGATTATACTTGTCATGAAATTAATAAAAGCGAGGAAGATGTATGGTTAGTGTATCCTTGGGAAAATGTAGGAGAATATTAAATGGCACACGATAGAGAAGAACGATTAAGATATATTAAGGCACTTGAAGAAAGTGTTAATCGTAAAATAGAAGAACTGAAAGAAATGCAAGCAGCAAAAATTAAATATCAACATATGCAGGGCACTAAAGACAGCATTTATAGACAACAGCGATTAATTGCTAAAATTAAGCGTGACATAGGAGTTAAATAATGGATACACTAGCCGAAGCGCAAAAAGATGGTAGAGCACCTTGGCAAGATATTGAACTTAATACTCGCGAATATACTGTATTCAAAGACAAATATCCTGTTACAGAAGGACATTTGTTAGTTGTACCAAAAGAAAATAATTTAGAATCTATGTTAAAGTGTTTCCAGTTTGCAATTGCAACAGGTGAAGCAAACGTAGTTTCACAAAAGACTGACATCACTGGCTTTAACGTAGGAATGAACGTAGGAAAAAGTGCAGGTCAGACGTGCATGTATCCACATGTACATTTAATATTTAGGCGTGATAAAGACATAGAAAATCCTACAGGTGGAGTTAGAAATGTTATACCTGAAAAAGGTAATTATAAATCTAACGAGATCGATTGGGATAATCTTGCAGTAAAATCAGCAGGTTAAAATATTTTTTGTACTTGACAAAAACCTAAATAACATGTATAATAAAACTATGTTATACATTATTCGGCAATCCACTGCCTTAACATCGGAGAAATAAATGACAAAAAAACTATACAAAAAAATTACCGAACAACTGCAAGCAGACGGCAAAAGATATTGGGCTGGCGATAACATCTCAGACTATGTTGATACCGAAACAAAATATCTTCTTATTGACGAAGCATCAGAAGCATTTGAAACTGTACTTGACACACTGCTGATTGATCGACATAACGACCCTAACTCTAAAGGTACAGCAAGACGTCTTGCTAAAATGTACTTTAATGAGATTATGGCAGGACGTTATGATCCTGCACCAACGGCAACTGCATTCCCTAATGATAGTGGTGATCGCTATGAAGGTATGCTAGTAGTACGTAGTGAACTAAAGAGTATGTGTTCGCATCATCACCAGCCAGTGGCAGGTGTAGCATACATTGGGATTATTGCAGCAGACAAATTGATTGGCTTATCTAAATATACACGTATCGCACAGTGGTGTGCAAGGCGTGGCACACTACAAGAAGAACTTGCAAATGATATTGCACGTGAGATTGCTAAAGCAACTGGTGCAGAACATTTAGGTGTTTATATCCAAGCAACACACGGTTGTTGTGAGAATCGTGGTATTATGGCACATAGCAGTCTTACACAAACTACTGTGCTAAAGGGTTCTTTTTACAGCGATCCTGGTACAAAGAAAGAGTTTTTTGACAATATTAAACTTCAACAAGAGTTTAGCTGCTAATGGAATCGCCAGTATTTGAAAAAGGTTATCCTTCTTATGAAGCAGTTAACAGAAAGAGTAGTAATATGAAATTACGTTATTCAGAAGCATTTTACAGTGTGCAAGGCGAAGGCAAATTTGTAGGGGTACCCAGTGTATTCCTGCGTACTTTTGGTTGCAACTTCCGTTGTATGAACTTTGGTGTAAATACTAAAAAGAATCGCACAGAGTTACATGCAGAAGGACAAAGATACAATCAAGAAGTAGCAGATCTAATTGCTAATGATGTTCATAAGACTACAGAAAAGTTTGAAGACTTACCTATTATACACACAGGATGTGATACATATGCAAGTATCTATCCTGAGTTTAAACACTTTAATAGACAAGCAACTGTAGACGAAGTAGTTGAACATTTGCTTTCACTCACTCCAAATGGTAAGTGGGTGCAAGATAATGGACAAGATGTCCATTTGATTATGACAGGCGGTGAACCGTTGTTAGCGTGGCAACGGCTTTACGTAGAGCTATTCGAACATCCACGTATGCAGGATTTAAAAAATGTTACATTTGAAACAAATACTACACAAGTGCTCAAAGATGATTTCTACAACTATCTTAGCGATCAAGACAGATTTGAAGTTACTTGGTCTTGTTCCCCAAAACTATCAGTTAGCGGAGAACCTTGGGATACTGCTATTAAGCCTGATGTTGCTAGTCAGTATAGCAGTGTGGATGGTAGCAATATCTATCTTAAGTTTGTGGTTGCTACTAAAGATGACTTTGCAGAAGTTGAAAAAGCTGTTAATGCGTATCAGAGTGCCGGGGTACAATGTCCGGTATACCTTATGCCGCTGGGTGGACGCAGTGAAGAATACGCCCTCAACGTTAAGGATGTGGCGGAAGCGTGTATGGAAAAAGGGTGGCGATTCACGCCCAGACTCCACATATCCTTATTCGGAAATGCGTGGGGCACTTGATCAAGTGCAACAAGAAAGACTTGATAGAGCAATGAAAGCCCCAATTAAACAACCTATGAGCCCAGAAGAAATGAGAAAAAAGGGATTAATATGAAAAAGTTTTTAAAAGATATAACAGGTATTACAAAGAAAGAAAAAGAACTAGAAGAAAAAGAACTAGAAATTCTTAAAAAAAGTGACCCTAAAGCATATCACACAAGACGCAAAGAACCTTGGGTAAATGTACTTGACATGAAAGTAAACAAAGATAATATCCGAAACGGATTCTTTGAACTTGATTGGAACAAATACTTTATTCAAGAATTAATTCAAGCAGGGTACGGTGTAGATAATGATCCTGATGAAGAAATTGTTGACAGATGGTTTAGAGATATTGTACACGGTATGTTAGAAGAACAAGGACTAGACACTGATAGAGGTGCTGGTTATATTAATGTAACTCCTATTGAAGAAGGACGTAGCGAAGTATCATGAAAGTACGCATAGGACCATATCGTAAAAATCGTGCTACAAGAGTTGAAATAGAACCGCACGACACTTGGAATATGGATTGTACACTTGCTATGATTATTCATCCTATGCTTGTACAACTTAAAGCAACAGCACATGGTTATCCTAACAGTCTTACTGAACAAGAGTGGGATAACATATTAAATGAAATGATATGGGCGTTCGAACAAAAAACAAAGCACGTTGATCCACTCGATGCATGTCATGATAAATGTTCTAACTTTGGTGATCCAGTTTGTAAAGCATGTTTAACAGAAACACAAGAACGCATGACAAACGCATTTAAATTATTTGGCCAATACTATGAAAACTTATGGGATTGATAATGCTTGACATAAGCCAGATCTGGTGCTATAATAGTACTATAAATTACGTAAAGGCAAACTAATGGCAACTTATATACTCGTAGATACAGCTAATACATTCTTCCGTGCCCGACATGTTGTGCGTGGAGACTTAGATACTAAACTAGGCATGGCCTTACACATCACTCTTAATGGTGTTAAGAAAGCATGGACTGACTTTAATGCAGATCATGTTGTGTTTTGTTTAGAAGGGCGTAGCTGGCGCAAGGATTATTACGAACCTTACAAGCGCAACAGACAAGAAGCACGTGATGCACTAACTCCTGCACAAGCAGAAGAAGATACATTGTTTTGGGAAATCTTTGACGAGTTTAAAGACTTTGTGACTAACAAGACTAATTGCACTGTTATGCGGCACCCGCAACTAGAAGCAGATGATCTTATTGCAGGTTGGGTACAATCACATCCTAATGACAATCATGTTATTATTAGCACCGACGGCGACTTTGCACAACTTATTGCACCTAATGTACGTCAGTACAATGGTATACAGAATGTTACTATTACGCACGAAGGCTACTTTGACGACAAAGGCAAGCCTGTTATAGATAAGAAAACTAAAGAGGCTAAGCCTGCACCTGATCCTGCGTTCATGTTGTTTGAGAAGTGTATGCGCGGCGACACGAGTGACAACGTGTTTAGTGCATATCCAGGTGTGCGCAAAAAAGGCACTAAGAACAAAGTAGGCCTTATTGAAGCATTTGAAGACAAAGGCACTAAAGGCTACAACTGGAACAATATGATGCTACAGCGTTGGACTGATCATAACGGTGACGAACATCGTGTACTAGATGACTATAATCGTAATGTAGTTCTTTGTGATTTAACTGCACAACCTACAGACATTAGAGAGATAATTAATACTACTATTGCAGAGAATGCAATACCTAAAGACATTACACAAGTAGGCATGCGTCTTATGAAGTTTTGTGCTAAGTGGGATATGCAACGTATTGCAGATCAAGCGGCACAGTATGCAACACCATTACAAGCGAGATACCCTAAATGACATTAAAAGCAAAACCTGTATTAAAGGATAAATTTTGGATTGTTGAAAATGATGGCGAGAAGGTCGGAACACTTAGTTGGAACGATGATCGCTATTTGTTTTCAAGTAATATAGAAACTTGCTTCTTTGATAATAAACGTCAAATGAAACAAAAGTTTGGTATGGAGTTTATCTTTAGTGATAAAGATGAAGCAGAACCTGTTGAAACAAAGACTGAATATAAAATACATAATTATCCTACAAGTGTAAAGCCTTACAATGAAATGTATGATGTACAACGTAAATTACCGTTATTTACTAAGAGTGCAAAATCAAAAAGTTTATACTGTGCAGGATACTATATTATACACTTTGACAAAGGTTGGGTAAAGAGCTTTTGCCCTAAACTAATTACTGTTGAACGTTATGAAACAAAAGGTCCGTTTAAAACAGAAATTGAAATGCGTCAGGAGTTAAGCCGTGCAGCCGATTAATACTTTGCCAATACAGCAATTTCTTACACAGGTTAAGAACGCTGATGCAAGCAAGGCAAGAGAAATTAAGATAAATATAGAGCAAGCAAAAAATCTTGCATTTACATTAGGTATAGTTATGTCTAGATTGCAAGGTGATTTAGAAAAACTTGTTGCTGAATCTAAAGTTAATAACGAAGAAATAATTTCAGTAGAACTAAACGGCGGAAGTGATTGGAAATAAATGTTAGTACCATGGCAAGGTAATGAACTTAATAATTTTATAGCAGGATGGTATATAGATAATGATCTATGTAATGAAATTGTAGATTATTTTGAAAAAAATCCTGATCTTTTTATACATGACGATTATGTATTCTGTGGTGTAACACCAATACATGCATTACCTCAAAATTTAGTAAAGGCTTATTCTGAACAAATGTTTACAGTAATTGAGCTGTACAAAGAAAAGTATAAGTTTAGTTATGAAGATCTTGTACCGTGGCATATGACCCCTCCCATGTTTCACAAGTATTTGCCAGGACAGTCGTTTTCAAGACCGCATTGTGAAAATGATGGATCAACTGATCCTGAAGTTGAACCTCGGCATCTTAGTTTAATGACTTACTTTTGCGATATCAAAGACGAAGGCGGAACTTATTTTTACAACCAAGATATAACTACTCCTTCTGAAAAAGGTTTAACAATACTCTTTCCTGCACATTGGACGCATAGGCACAGAGGCATGCCTGCTACAAACGATACCAAGTATATTACTACATCGTTTGCTAAATTCGTAAGATAATAAAATACGTAGTTAACCTACAAAAGAGATAAATATATGCGTAGTTAATAATAAGGATACGCATATGAGTCGCCCCAAACCAAATGTTCTTTTAGAACACATCAACAACAAAACTTATAAAAGTGAACAAGTATTAGAAGCTGAAGCTATTTGGGCAGTATTTTATAAAGACAAGCCTTTTAATTTAAAAAGTGCTAATGCTATTACTAACTATCCAGGTCCAAAATATAAGAAGGTAAGTTTTTCTAATCCTGGACATGCTCACAATCTAGCAAAAAAATTAAATGAAATGTTTAAAAGTGACGAATTTGCTGTTGTTAAACTTACTATGGGTGAAGAAGTATCCGAATGAACTGGAAAGAAACATATACCAAAGTCTTTCTAAGAGAGCTTGGTAAGAGTTCAAACGACATCAATGTAAAAGAATATTTGCCGTTATGGTGGCAAAATACACGAACAAAAGATGCAGGCGGATTGCGCCTTACTGAAGCAGGGTTTGATGTATTAACTGAGATTGATTTAGAAACATATGATATACCATATCCTAAAGAAATGCCAATGACTCCGCAAGTTGCTATCTTTTTAGATCAATTTATTGATTGTCCGTATTATCTTACAAATAGAAGTATTGCTGTAACAGATCAAAAGAAAGCTGTTGAATTATCGTTATTTTCCGGTGATTTACGCAAATACGGCTTACAAAAAGCAATGTCTCGTCAAAAGAAAAATAAAGAAAATTCCTAAGTTATTGATTATTAACGATATCTTTTTTTAGAAAACGGTTGACTTTACAGTGATCCTTTGCTATACTATATACATAGTTAGAAATTAGCACTGACAACTTAAAGAGGAATACATCATGGAAGCAACAGCAACTCGTACAGTTACGCCAAATGGCGCAAAAGGCGCAATTAAACATGCGCTTAAAAAGCAACGTCCAATCTTCCTTTGGGGACCTCCAGGCATTGGTAAAAGTGACATTGTTCGTCAAATTACCGACGGCTTAGGTAATTCACACTTAATTGATATTCGCTTATCGTTGTGGGAACCTACAGATATTAAAGGCATTCCGTACTTCGATAGTAATATTAACAAAATGGTTTGGGGAGCACCAGAAGAACTTCCTACAGAAGAATTTGCATCGCAGTTTGATTATGTCGTATTGTTCTTAGATGAAATGAATTCGGCAGCGCCAAGCGTACAGGCGGCAGCGTATCAGCTTATTCTTAACCGTAAAGTAGGTAAGTATCGTTTACCTGACAATGTTCTTATTGTAGCGGCAGGCAACCGTGAAGCTGATAAAGGTGTTACATATCGTATGCCTGCTCCGTTGGCTAACCGTTTTATTCACTTAGAACTTGCTGTATCTTTTGACGATTGGTTCCAGTGGGCCGCGGATAACAAGATACACCAAGATGTATTAGGTTACATTACATTCAGCAAAAAGGATCTTTACGATTTTGATCCTAGATCATCTAGTCGTTCTTTTGCTACTCCACGTAGCTGGGCATTTGTGTCCGAACTGTTAGATGATGGTGTTGACGAGAATACCACTACAGATCTTGTAGCTGGTGCAGTAGGCGAAGGTTTGGCTGTCAAATTTATGGCTCACCGCAAGGTAGCGTCGAGCATGCCTAACCCTACTGACATACTTGCAGGCAAAGTAAAAGAGATGCAACAGAAAGAAATCAGTGCTATGTATTCCTTAACTGTATCTCTTTGCTATGAATTGAAAGAAGCATCAGACAAGAACGATAAAAAGTTTGATGACAAAGTCAATAACTTCCTGCAATTTGCAATGGATAACTTTGAAACTGAGCTAGTAGTTATGGGCATTAAGCTCGCACTAACACAGTATCAGTTACCCATTGATCCAGACGAAGTGGCTTGTTTTGACGAGTTCCACGAACGTTTTGGAAAGTACATTAAGGCTGCTCAAACAGTTCATTAATGGCTAGGAGGACGGGTTCTTTGAGCTCGTTCTCCTTTTTTTTGGTTGACAAGTTCTGTAAATACGTGTATAATATACATATAAACTAAGATAAAGGACATAGCACAATGTTTAATCAAGACGTACTATATAGCGTAGAAGGCAAGAAACGCTGGCAACCCGACCCAGATATTACACCCGAAGCACTTGAAGAAATGCGTGTCGATGTACTTGACCGTATTATTGTTGCTAGAATTGGCTTGTTACTACGTCATCCGTTCTTTGGTAATATGGCTACACGTTTACGTATTGTAGAAGCCGACGACTGGTTAGGAACAGCCGCAGTAGACGGGCGCAACCTTTATTTTAATACACAATTTTTTAACGCAATGTCAAACAAAGAAATTGAGTTTGTTATTGCACATGAGATACTACACTGTGTCTTTGATCACCTTTTAAGACGTGAAGATCGTGACGCAATGATATTTAATATTGCCGCTGACTACATTGTTAATAATTTACTAGTTAGAGATCGCATTGGTGAAATACCCAAACTAGTCGATTGCTTCCAAGACTTTAAATATGAAGGTTGGTCATCTGAAGAAGTATACGATGATATTTTTGAAAAGTACGATCAAGAACAGCTTGAGCAATTAGGCGAATTACTTGATGAGCATATTGACTGGGAAGGTGACGGCGACAGCGGCGAAGGTAACGGCAAAGAAGGCAAAGATAGTAAAGGTGAAAACAAGCGTCCTTCGTACTCCAAAGACGAACTTAAAAAGATACGTGACGAGATTAAAGAGAGTATGATTAATGCCGCACAGAGTGCTGGTGCTGGTAATACTCCAGCAGGTGTACAACGTATTATTAAAGAGTTAACAGAGCCAAAAATGAATTGGCGGCAACTACTTCGTCAGCAAATACAATCAACTATTAAAAGCGACTTTACATTTACTCGCCCGTCACGCAAGGGGCAAATGAGCGGTGCAATACTGCCTGGCATGAGCTTTCAAAATACTATTGATATTTGTGTTAGTATTGACATGAGCGGTTCAATTGGTGATAAACAAGCTAAAGACTTCTTAAGTGAAGTCCAAGGTATTATGGACGAGTTTCAAGACTATAAAATTAAAGTGTGGTGCTTTGATACACAAGTATACAACGAAGCTGACTTTACATCAGATAATGGTGAAAATATTGAAGACTATGAAGTACTAGGCGGAGGCGGCACTGACTTTATGGCTAATTGGACATATATGAAAGAACAGGACATTCAGCCTAAAAAGTTTATCATGTTTACTGATGGGTATGCTTGGGATAGTTGGGGTGACCCAGACTACTGTGATACAATTTTTGTAGTTCACAGTAACCACGACAAAAACATTCAAGCACCTTTTGGCCAAACGGCACACTACGAATTATCGGCATAAAATGATAAAAGAAAAGAAAGTAAATCCGTTAGAAGTTTTTAATGTACGTAGGTTAAAACATCCTCCTACGTACTTTGAATATATTAACGTTTCACTATCTTACAACTTAGAAGATTCTATTTGCAAATGGATTAAAGGTCATTTAAAAAATAGATTCTTTGTAGGTAAAAACATTATTCTTAATGATGATAATAAACTTACACAAGTACTTACAATAGGTTTTGAGGACGGAAAAGACATGAGTTATTTCATGTTGGCGTGTCCACATTTGAAGTACAAATAAATAATATGCGCATATATACTATACAAGGAGATTATTATGAGCGATGAACAAACTACTGCTGAAGTAACAGAAGCGCCAGAGCAAGCGACTGCTGAAGCAGCACAGGCACCCGATTTAACTGTTACTGATTTACAAGCATTGAAAAGCATCATCGATGTTGCAAGTCAGCGTGGAGCATTTAAGCCAAATGAAATGATGACAGTTGGTCAAACTTACAACAAATTAGATGCATTTTTGGGTGCTGTAACAGCAAACCAACAACCCCCACAAGGAGCATAATATGTTAAAACATGTAGGACGAATGGTCCAAAATCAAAGAAGAATTGTAGTTGCATATAAAACTCTACCCGATGATGCTGATCATTGCGTAGTTGTAACTACAGAAAATTTAGAAGCGGCTGATCACGACTCGTTAATTAAATTAGTAGAATCTCCAGCAGGTCAAGAAGCTGAAGACCTTGCTACAGTAATGGCTAGAACTAAATTATCAGACGGTAGCACTATGTTAGCTAGATTCCATAAAACAGGTAAAATGGTTAAGGTTGCTACTAAAGATGTAGAAATGGTTCCTAACTCAAATTCATCTATTTTGTTGTCTGAATTAAATGAAGCAATTGCACAACAAAAAGGTGTTAGCGTAGCAGACTTAGCAATCAAAGGCCCTCAAACATTAGCATCAGTAAGTGACGTACCAAGTACTGCTACTAGCGATACTAGCTCGTCTGACGTATTAGATGATGCTGCTTTGGCGGCTAAGTATAGATCAGACGCTGATCGTTTATATAAAGAAGCAAAACAACTTAGAGAAATGGCTGAAGAATTAGTACCGACGACAAAGAAGTCTAAAGCGAAGTCAACTCAAAGTGCCTAAACAAAAAGGAAAATTGCCACCAGAAGTTATTAAACATTGGCCAGAAGTGTTCGGTGATGTTGAAATTAAAGCCGTTCCTATACAATACATTCACAGTGTACATGTGCATTTTTTAGACGGTAAAGTATGGGAAATTAACGTTGATCCAATTGATGATAAAGAGCAAGTAAATATCGATGAAATTGAAAAGAGTTTAGATGTTTTTTTCACAGAATACGATGAATCTATATCACACGTTGATTTTAGGCTTAATACTTCTAAAGTAGTAAATGATGTTAAAGAACGTACTAAAACATTTATGAAAAAGCGGCAATGAGTTATTTGACAAATTGCATAAATACTACTAGTAAGAAGATTATTCCAGGAGTATAACAAATGGCACTACGTTTAAGACGCGGAACTGAAAGCGAACGTCAAAATCTAGTAACACCTTTAGCAGAAGGTGAACTTATATATGTAACCGATACTGGTAAGCTATTCATCGGTGATGGCAGCGCAACAGGTGGTATTGAAGTTGTTGGCTCCGGTGGTGGAGGCGGTGGCTCTACTACACTAAACGGCTTAACTGATACTGACTTAGCAGGTTACACAGATGGTGATGTACTAACATTTGTTGGAGCATCAAATAAGTGGGAGCCAATTCCAATTCCCGGTGCTAGTCCAATTGGAATGAATGATCTTACTGACGTAAATTATACTAACGTTAACGCATTAGATATTTTAATCTTTGACGGTTTTAACTTTATTACAACCCCTGTAACATCTATCTTCCAAGAGCAGATGAACTACAGAATTAATATTTACGGTGACGATTCTACACTACTAGTTGATACAGATACAAACTCTTTTAGAGGTTTATTATTTGGTGACGTACAAGGTGATGTAAAAGGTAGTGTATTTGGCGATGACAGCACATTATTAGTAGATGGCGTAAACAGTGTTATTACAGGTCCTGTAGATAACTTATCAAGTAAAACAACCAATAGTGTTGTAACAGGATTGCTAAAAATTGAATCAGCTGATACACAAGGTGCTACAGGCGGGCTGTCAATAAAGACTGAACAAAACGCCGATGACAATTACGATCTATTTACAATTTACAGTGCGTCAAACAGCGATGTAGGCTCAGCAATTAATTATATTAGATCAAGAGGAACACTAGCAGCCCCAGTCGGAAACCAAGCTGATGATGAACTTATGGGTGTTAACTATTTTGGTTATGACTCAAATAATAATTCACAGGCTGCTGTTGTCTTACAGGCTAGCGTAGGTGCTGCTCCATCAGCAGGTATTGTTCCAGGTGACTTCCTTATTGCTACATCAAATCCAGTTAGTGGAGTTATTGCGGCACTAAGTGTTGACCATTTGCAAAAAACATCTTTCTTTGGTCCTGCTAAATTAATGAATTATGCTGATGCAACTGCACGTGATGCTGCAATTACTTCTCCAGAAGCAGGAATGATGATTTATTTAACTGCTACAAATAAAGCACAAGTATACGATGGCAGTGCTTGGACTGACTTACACTAACTAAACGTACTTACCTGACATGAATGAAAATTTGATGCACTAGCATTTACTGCATAGTGCAATTCGTGTCCTGTAAAACACCATACATCTCCAGCTTTCCATTTAGTAATACTACAATGCTCAAAGCCTACATATTGTCCAAATATCCAATCTTCTAAAAAAATTAAATATCTATAACAATCATCTAGCTCTACATTATGCTCCTGTCTAAGCGTGTAAAAGGTGTCTTTATGCGTTGGAAGTATTACATTGGGCTTTATACAAGTCCAGCTTACAGACGCTGTATGAGCGTCTAAGACGTCTTTAAAAGCGTCTACACACAACGGTAATTCTTCGTTAAAACTTTGTAGTAAATGTCCAGTATTGTAATCTTCTTTATTTAAATGATCAAAGTTTTTTGCACTCCAATCTACTGTCCTAGCGTATGTGTGATCCTTTAGTTCTTGTTGCCAAAATGGTTCTACATTAATTACAAACTTAGGCATTGCTGATCCTTTCTACTTTCTTAATACTAAACCCGTTTCTGTTTTTATAGAATAGTTTATCTTTAAAGTCTTTATCATCTGTCCATTCAAACTTATGTTTAAAATTATATGTATATTTTTCTTTAGTTAATTCAGCATTTTCATTACATACTTCATTTATATTATATTCAAAGTCTTTAGTGTAGTCAAAGTTATTGTCTTTGTTAACAAGATATGTTTCTGAAAAACGTATAACTTCACTGACTAAGTCGTTGTCTAGATCTTTAAAAAAGTTTACAGCCCATTTTTCAATGCTATTAAGAACTTGTTCTCTATTTTTGTGCCATTCGATTTGATTTAGTACAACAATAACATTATCGTTATCAAACACTACACCACTTTCGGTATTCCAAAAGAAGTCTTTTAATTGCTGTTCTTGTTGTTCATACAACGTATTTAGAAGTTTATCTTTTCTAATGCAATTTTCAAGTAAGTCTTCGTAGAAATCTAAATATGAAATGTCCATATGATGACGTGCAAATTTAGCAAGTCCTTGTGTCCAAGCATAATGATGGAAGTGTAACATTACCCATCCCCACATCCAAGAATCAATATAGTCTTGACGTGACATAAATTCACTAGCAATTACATAGTTATGATTTTCTGGTATACGTGATATTTGGTTAGGCATAGTAACAGAAAAATTAAATACTTCGTAATTAAATTCTTTTACTTGTTTTGCAAATTGGCTGTTTTTTAGTACTTCTAATGGATGTATATCAATAAAGAAATGACAACCTGCTTCTACTGCTGCACACAATCCTTGTCGCCAAGTTTGTTTTGTTTCAAAAGGTAATCCTAATATAAACTCAGTGTAGTATGCAACGTCTTGTTTGTCACACTCTGCATACATATCAGCTAACTTTGACATTTCCATATTCTTACGTTCAATGCTATCTAATGTTTCTTCGTTCATACTTTGTACACTTAACGTGAACCCTTTGTTAAGATTTACATCTTCAAGTATCTTTGCTAGTCCGATCATTTTTTCAGCACTATTTTTATACCACGTAGCACTTACATTGTGAGGATAGTCTGTTTCTTTTTTCTTTTTAACAATGTAATCAACAATTTCTTTATCGCGATCATAGAATACACCAAAGTTAGCATCTGCTATATGTACGTACTCAATACCGTTATTTACAATCCAATCCCATTCACTAAAGACTTTGCCAAGATCGAACTTTTTAATTTTTGCTTGTGTTAAACTGCCCCAATCACAGAATGTACAACTAAACGGACATCCTCTGTTTGTTTCTAAGCACGTAGCCCATTTAACACCAGGATTATCATCTACTACTGTCTGTAAAATATCGCCATCGACAAATGGACTTGGCAATCCTGCAGGATCTACTCGCTTTTGTATTTGATAAATTGGCTTCAGTTCGTTGTTTAAATAATCTTTTAGCAGATGATGTAACGATACTTCTCCTTCATTTACTACAATAGCATCAACAAATGGATTAGCAAGAGTAAAATTGAATCCTATTTCATCAACTTGCGGTCCTCCAAATATTATAATAGTATTAGGAAATTTTTGTTTAATTAATTTTGCTAGTTGTAAGTTATAACTATCATTCCAAAGGTAATGACTGAACAAGCAAACATCAGGATTGTCTAATCTTGCAAGAACATCTTCAAATTCTTCACGTTTAAATATACACTCTTTTATTTTAAAATTACTACTAACTTCTTCAAATTGATTTACATAGGTCCAAACTGAAGCAATACTGTAGGGTAGCCAGAGACTAGTATACTGTCCGTGACCCATTTGATAGTTCACTTGAAAGAGATAAACATTTTTCATTATGGTAATTTAAAATCCGTTAATTGTAAAAGATTAATAAGCTCATGTGTTTGCTTTTTATATTTTTCTGCATATTCAGGTAAATGATTATATGGATGCCAAGGACTATCTAAAACATTAGACGGATCATACTGTATTCTGTATGCCAGTCTGTTAGGATGTCCTGGGTCTTTTCTTCTATGCATTGTAATAGAGTTATCAAACAATAACAGCTCGTTATCTGTTACATATTTATGATCGTAAACATATTTGTCTGTAAACAATTTTTTGTCAATCATTTTAAATATTTTACTAGACTCTTCTTTGGTCATGCCTTTAATACCAGTTGCAGTGTTAGTTGTATAATGTAGTCCTTTGTGTCCGCCGGGACTTGTTAACACCATAGGAACTTCTGATCCGTCAAACTGACAAAATTCCATTCTTAGTACGTTACCTAAATTAGGATCTGTAATTTCTCTGTCATTAATGCCTCCCGGGATGTATTCATGAATTACAACCATTTCATCAAGTTCGCTACGGAAACTGTCGCTAAAAGATTGATAAAGATCCGCAGTTTGTACAAATCCAGTACTACTACCAATCATATGTTGATAGCCCAATAGTGCCACTTCCGGTGCAAAAGTTAATTCGCTAGATTCATTACTGTGCCAATATAGTTCACCATCTGAAAAAGCTCCTAAAGAATTACCTTCAGCATCTCTTTCTCCACTAATACGTGTAAGATAATTGCCGCCTTCTGTTTGTTCAACAAAATGACGTTTAAATTTTAAATAATTACGATCTTCTTCGCTAACATTAAATTGGTCAAATGCTCCTTCGTTTTTAGGATCGAAGTCTTCACCGTATTTAATTTTAAAGTGTGCTCGTGAATTACGGGTTCCTTTATTTGGTCCCCATTCTCTTATACGTGCAACATACTGATCTCTTGTTATGTTAACGTTCCTAAGTATTGTTACAAGTCCGCTTAGGTGTATTCTTCCTATTTCAAACCATTCTTCTTTTGACAGATGTGAAAAGTTAACATCATCGATATAATGTCCAAAAGATCCTAATCCGGGTATCTTAGAAATTTTCATCTATTTCCTTTCTTCATGTCATATAGTATACTTATCTATGGTTCTATCTTAAACAAAGACTTCTGATAACACCATAAATACTGTATGATGCTAACTTTGCCAGAACTAAGTCTATATATTAGCCACACATGTGATATCGCATGTCCTAGTTGTTTTACATATAATAATTTAAATTGGGGCGGGCATTTCAAACCTAAAGGACATTTAGAGAAACTCAAACACAAAGTTAATTTTGAAACTATTATGATCCTCGGCGGCGAACCAACTACTAGTCCGTACTTACATGAATGGATGGATTTAGTTGATAATGTTTGGGAATACCATCGAGACAAATGGATTGTAACAAATGGACGTAATCTAAATAGCCTACCTGATGATTGGATAACTAGAGATTGGCAATTAGAAATTTCTGCACATTCACCTGTTGATTTAGCTGCAATCTTTCAATGGTTTCAAGATGAATGCCCACATGCAGTAATTGAAAAGTATTATGATAACACCCACGAAGATGCTGTTGATCACTACCAAATTAAATTAGGCAATAAGACGATTGGTAAGATTAGCGAATCATGGTTTTTCTATAAAGAAAGTTTAATTGCAAAGCCAGGCAAAGTTCTTACGTGGGATAAATTGGTCAACCCAGAACAAGCTCATGCAAATTGCATTGCAAGAGAATGTATGTATTTCTTAGAAGGACGCTTTTACAGATGTGCTAGACAAGCTCTACTTCCGCAACTAGCAAAAACATTTCAAATAGATGCACAGTACAAAGAATTAGCAGCTCAAGACTTGGGCTGCACAGCAGAAGAATTTGTAGAATGGAGTAAAACTAGATTAGAACCACAATCACAATGTGCATTTTGTCCCTGGGCTGAAAAAATAAAACTTCCTCATAAGCCAGTTACTAAAAAAATTAAAGTTCTTCAAGTATAATCTTCTAACTCGCCGCGTCTACGTAAATCTAATGTAGTACAATGCAGTCCGCCACTAAGTGTTTGTGCATGACGCATTTTTACAGGTGCTACAGTAAACCCTTGCTTTTCTAGTACACGTATTAAATTAGTTTGATCATCTCCTACAATAACCGTAGTTGGATCTACACTTAGTATATTCATACCAATATAAGGTGAACATGGACTAATGCTGCCTGGTCCTGAATCTGTTGCTGGATTAATATTTACATCTTCAAAATAAATCTTATCCCATTTTTCAAATACCTTAGGACAGTTATCCGGATTTACTCTTGTGCTGTTTAACAGTACTTTGCCAGGTGCTAATGGAACAATAGTACTATCCATGTGTGCAAAACTATAAATGTGTTCAGCAGCATGTATCCTGTACCCCCTAGGCTCTAGTGTATTCTTTAACCACTGCATACCTAAATGGTTACCAGTATTACTGATTTGGAATAAAATGTCTTTACCTAAACGTACACAATTTGGTGCATCAAAAATAGGTTCTAGATTGCGTAGGCTAGGTTTTCCATCAATATCTTCAAACTGAAAACTTTCATCTGGCAGTATAGGTTTTGGTGCAGCGATCCATTCCACACCGTCACGTACTGCTTCTAGGTATATGTCATGGTATGCTCTTGTTTCAAACAACCGCGAACGACATGCACTAGGTGTTTCAATCATTAAATTGTTTAGCGGTAGTAACAGATCTCTTGGACACCATGTATACCATCCTGTTGTTTCCCATTCCGGTGTGCTGTACTTTACGCTATGGTCAAGTGCTTTAGGCCTATGTACTTTAACACCTAAACTAGTAAGTGTGTCAGCAACGCCCTGTAGGTCTTCATTTGCTTCGTCAATTAACCATTTTGGATATGCGCCTTCTAACGGTTTAACATCTTCAATATTATAGTTAGTATAGCTCATGTTCATTGTGCTTGCATCTACTGTAGGTACACGAGCATGATCTGCAATACCTACTACTATTTCTTCTAGCGGATCCCAATGATTGTTAGTTGATATCTTCATGTTATTTCTTTCTTTATACTAAGTCTAAGCGACACCCACCAGTCGTCTGTCCAGTTCCAAGCACTGTGAGGAATTTGCGTGTCAAATACAATTGTTTCTTTGTGATTATAAATTATGTCTCCTACTTTTACACCAACTTTACTAGAGTCTATGCTAGGAACAAACATAGGCATATAAACACTTAACCAATCTATTTTAGCATACGGTTCTAACTCAACTGTATCTACATGTTCGTATAGTTGTGTTTGAGGTGCAAAGGCTATTATATGTGTATCTATAATATTAGAGTCTTGTTCTATTAATTTACTAGTTAACTTAAATACATCCTTATGATCTAACGGCGATAGAAATCTCATATCCATGTCTTCTCTATCTCTAGGATGAATATCAGTCAAGTCAGGTGAATCGTCTACATCGGTTACCTTCAAAAGATGCGGCTTGATGTAATCTATACTCTGAGCTTCTTCTATTGCTTTGCTCAATATGTTATGATAAGTGATTAATGACATATTCTTTATTCGGTATATTTGTTTTTCTTATTAAATCTAAAACTTCTTTTTTGTTATTATTATTAGCTACGTCTAAATGCTTAGGAAAAGTTAATACATTAACTTCCCAATCAACATTAACTTCATTAACAAAATTTTCTAAGTCTATAAAGCCACGCCAGTTATTAATATGTAATACACTGTTTATAGACATGCTAAATTTAGTGCTTTTAATTTGATCAATAAATTCAAGTATCTGACTCCATTTACTTCCGCTGCGTACTTTGTCATTTAGTTCACCATAAGCATCTATACTAACTATAAAATGTACTTTCTTAAATGTGTTTAGTAAACATATATGTTGCTCGGACAACATATATGTTGCGTTTGTATTATAAGTTACTTCTACATTTTTAGGCGTTTTTATCTTTTGTAGAATTTTATAATGACGTGTTGTCATTAATGGCTCGCCACCTAAAAATAATATTTTGTTAAGTGTGTCTGGCAATACTTCAATATCTTTGCCAGAACGTATATGAAAACTTTTTGGCTTGTCAGGAAACTGTTTTTCACTCCAACTACTGCTAAACTCTGCCCAACAACCATCACAAGTTAGATTACATATGTTGTCTAGACCTACTTCTAAGTATTCTAAACCGATAGTTTCCATATCGTATGTTTCATTAAATTTTTCACGCAAACTTTTTTTGCCGTTATCTTCTTCGTACATGCATTTTGCACAAGCTGGCAACATAGAAACATCTGTTAGTCTTAGTTTATTATAAACATCGCTGTGTAATATTTCAGAAACATTTCCGTCAAAGACGCCAACAGGCTGTTTAAAACGGCAACATGGAAATATCTTGTCGCTATTTCTTAAATTAGTATGTTTCCAAAATGCTGCACACTTCTTCATTTAGTATTGCCTTTGTTATCAGCACGATGACCTATACCTTTGTTCGAGTCGTCGTACAGATGGTCAGGTAAATATTCTTTTGGTAAGTTCATAATAACATCGTCATAACCAATACGATTAACAATTAGCTTTTCTAGCTGCCACCAATCTACTCCTAAGTCGTCATGCCAATGTCTCCACATAATTTTTTGCTCATCGTTTTTTTGCATTAGCAAATTATAATTAAATTCTACATCTTTAGCTATTTCTTCATCATGTTCTCTATGAGATAAAAGATACTTTGTATTTTCAACTACAGCAACCATGCGCTCTTCGTCGTCTTCAATTTTACCATAGTTTGGTATAGGAAGGTATTCTGCAAAAGTCTTATATCCTAAGTGTTCTAAGTAATCCCATTGTCCGGGCCAAGCTGCTAAAATAAAAGGTCTTCTATGTAAAATACAACGCCAAAGTTTTTCTGTGAGAAATTCATAGTTTCCGGTGCCCCAGTAATTAGGACCTTCACTTACAACATCAAATAATACATCTTCATATACTTTAGAATCAATAAGTGTAGGATTTCTTACCCATTCAGTATCACGTACTTCGTACCAAGGTCTATCAAATTCTTCTCTTGTATAATTTCCATACCAATCCATGCATGTCAAATATCTATCGTCAACTCGTTTTTCACAATCAACTAAAAATTGATTATATTTTTCTTCGTCCCAATGTTGGAAATTTGTAAGCATATAGTTCTTACACCATTCCTGATCGTTAGGTGCCCAAGGAGGAAAAAAAGTGTGATTAATTTGACTAGGTACCATATTGTGATCATAAAATCTTGCTAGTAGGCCAATTCTATTGCATCTGTCAGGCATTCCTCCTAACAGTAATGCCTTGTCCTTTGTAGTATCCCAATGTTGTGGTAATCTATCATATAAATTTCTGTAAGCATTTAAACAAATTCTAAATACATTATCAAAGAAATAGTGTTTGCAAGGTAGTCCTTCAAACGTTTCACCGTGTCCACTAACAACATAAAAATGATCTATACCGACACTTTTTGCATGATCAACTAACTCTTGTATATGATCTATAAATGCCTGTTTATCAGGAATAGGTAAAAACCCATCAAGGAATAATATTCCAAGTACAGTATTAACACCCTCTGCT